GACAAGGAAATGGCTGATTTTTTTGGTGTGAGTGAATCAACTATCAATTTATGGAAATTAGAACATGAAGGATTTTCGGAGTCCATAAGTAATGGCAAGGTTAAAGCTGATGCAGATGTTGCCGAAAGTTTATACAAAAGGGCAAAAGGGTATACTATTGATACAGTTAAAGTATTCCAGTATCAAGGTGAGCCAGTAATCGTGCCAGTTCAAGAGGAAATAGCAGCAGAGGTTGCAGCAGCTCGTATGTGGCTTAACAATAGAAGGCCTAAGGATTGGAAAGAAAGACAAGAAGTAACTTTAACTGATAAGCGAGTATTATTCGAAGGTGAAGAAAAAATACCTGATTAATTATAATTACGCTAAATAAACATTTCGTGTAATCAAGAATAAAATAAACCTTGTGAGGATTGATATAACTACATTACATAGTGTCTGATGACATAAAAGTAGTTGCTTTTTTGACATAAAACTAATCGCTTATATTTTATAAGCAATTATTGATAACTGAATTAGATATAAATGACATAAAACTAGTCGCTTCCACCTAAATTTGTGACATAAAAGTAGTCACTTAAGTATATTGAAATGACATAAAACTAGTACCTTTATTATTAAAAATTAGTAATATATATTAAATAAATTTTTGATATGTTCGATTTACAAAGTGTTCAAGCTTTTTAGGCAAATACACAATAAATTTTGAAAAAGTAACTACTTTTATGTCATCAGACACATAGATTTATTAGTTTATTACGAAATATCACATAATTACACTAAATGTATAAAATTATTAATATTCATTGATTTATGCATAAACATACATACAAATGTGAGTAACACAACCACATGAGTGTGTTATAGTACAATGCCATTGATACTTAATGCAGGGGGTAGTCAAGCTAATATATATTATTATTTGGTGGTATTAGTTTATAAATGTATAAGCTGGTAGCAGAGTGAATGATGGTAGACGAACACAGGTAGCGTGAGAGTGAGTTAGAGCCAAACACCCCCCTTAGTACCCCACCCCGGTATAAATACATAGATACTAAAATTTATACTTTCCAATAAAATTATGAAAGAGGATGAAATTTGGTTAATCAAACAACTTTATACAGAAGAACTTAAAAAGCCAGAATTTACAATTAAATCTTTATGGGAACCATTGCAATATAAAACCCCGAGAGAAATAATTGAGGAACAAACAGAGTATAACCATAAACGTTTGTGGTATGTACTAGACAAATTATCCCAAAAAGGTTACGTTGAGTATGGTACATCTTTAGGTTCAGCATGGTTGACTGATAAAGGTATTGAGATGGCAAAACAATTATAATGCATCACCCACCCAAAAGCATTGAGGGGTGCATCAAATAATAATATAATAAACATGGGCAGTGGCGGAAAAGGTAGACGATAATGGTGTAGGGGTTCAATAAGCCATGAAAAAGGCGCAAAAGGCAACGTAGAACCAATAATTTGCGGTGCGCTATACAAGGTGCAATTCCTTGTCTGCCCAATAAACTTATTATATAATAGACATATACAGGTGATTGTCGGTTCGAGTCCGACCTGCTCAGAGGCTGCAAATTGACCATAGTATTGCACTGTGGGATTTAGCAAACAGGCTGGTGTATACTATCCAGTTGGCGTGAGTGGTAGCCAAATCGGTTAAGGCGGCCTGTTTTAATTATGCCTAAATATAGCCGATTAGTGTAATGGTAGCACATATGATTTTGGATCATACAGTTTAAGTTTAAGTCTTAAATCGGTTGCCAATAAACTTATTGGCCGAGGAAATGGAGGATAACATGTTTAAAAGACTAATTAAAACCATAATGCCTAGATGGTTCTTAAATAAAAGTAAATCATACATGGGATATTATCACATATACAGCAAAGAAGGACTTGGCTATGATATCCAACGTTTAAAGTTCTGGATGAAATATCCTATATCTTACACCAAGTTTTGTTATTATCAAATAAAGGAACACAAGGAATATATAATATACGGGTAAATGAAAAGCCGAGGGGTGCAATACTATAGCTAAGTAGCAACGTATTGCCTGGGTTGTGAGGTGGCAGCTTAAAAGGCTGCGTGTAGGCTGATAAAACAATGAGGTGAGAATATGAAAATAGAAGATATGACATATAAACAGTTTAACGAATACTGCAATGAAAGAGCATGTGACGGTCAGTGGAGTATGATGGATGCTATAGCCTGTATCGGAATGCATGATGAAATTGAAGCTTTTGTAAAAGGTAAATTGTTTAAGGGTAAAGCAAGGGAAACAGCTTGGAAAGAGCTAAAGTTAAAATACGCATAGCTGACAAAACATAGGAGGGGTTATGGTGAATTATAATTGGTCATGGACTATAAAGAAAAATGATAACAAACAATGCCACGAAGCTATTATAACAATTGATGGAGAAGAAAAGATAATAGGACAATGTAATTACGGAGTGTCAGAAGAAGCAAAGCAAGCATGGGTATCAAATGTATTCCATTCGTTAAAATACTGGGTTAAATGAATTGATTAGAAGCTCTAATAGGCTTCTTTTTTTATGCAATAAACTAAGGAGGCCAACTTATGAAATTTAGAAAGAAACCTGTTGAAGTTGAAGCCTATAAATTCACAGAAGAAAGTAAAAATCAAGTATACAGATGGGCAAATGAGATACAACAAAACGTACAGCCAAGTTGGCAAGATAATAAGCCTTGTCTCTTAATACCAACTCTTGAGGGCGAAATGGTATGCTCTTTAGGAGATTATCTAATAAAAGAACCTTTCCCAACTGATTGGCGTAAAGTTTACCCATGTAAACCAGACATATTTGAAAAGACATATGAGGTAGCAGAGTAGGAGGTCAACGATGGATTGGCATGAAGAAGCGTTACGGCTCTATGGGACGCTTGATAATGACGGTAATGTAATGGGGTATAAACGAGTTGCAAAAGCTGTCAATCAGTCAGATAAGACCGTAGAAAGCTATATCAGACGTAATAAACAAACCAATAACATACAACCTATACAAAAAGAAATAGACGTACAAACAGAACTAATTAAAGACTTGCAGAAACAATCTAGCAGGTCTTTTTTATGCGATAAATATAAAGTAAGCGACCGAATACTATCGGCTTACATAGAGGATATACGGGACAAAGGGTATCAAGTATTAGATGACTTAAAGTATGGTCAAGTTATGATATGTAAAGATGTTGTACCTAATAACAATCAATATAATGCTAATTGGAACGGCAATAAGATAATAAGATTTGGATTAATGGGAGATACACAGATTAATTCAAAGTATACTCAGTTAACCCATTTACATTCACTATATGACATATACGCAGATGAAGAGATAACAGACGTTTACCACACTGGTGACATTGACGAGGGCGAAGAAATGCGTATCGGGCATAAGTATGAATGTTATACCCAAGGTGCCGACGATCATGTAAAAGAGATAGTAAAAACATATCCAGAACGAGAAGGAATAACAACACATTTTATTACAGGTAACCACGATGCAAGTATTATAAAGCGTTGTGGCTATGATATAGGTTATGCTATCCAAGGTCAAAGAAAAGATATGCACTATCTTGGTAACAGTGAAGCATTAGTATATCTAACTCCTAATTGTACAATGCAACTAAGCCACCCATTAGACGGTACCGCATATGCAATATCATATAAGACGCAGAAAATGATTGATGCTATGAGCGGTGGAGAGAAGCCAAACATATTAGCCATAGGACATTATCATAAAGCCGAATACATATTCTATCGTAATGTACACGCTTTTCAAACTGGTTGTTTTCAAGCCCAGACACCATTTATGAAAGGCAAAGGTCTAGCAGCAATGTTAGGTGGTTATATAGTTGAAATTCATGTAGATAGCGAAGGAACTATAAACAGGATTAAGAGTGAGTTTATACCATTCTATAAAGCTATTAAAGACGATTATTTAAATTGGAGGTAAATAGGATGGAAGGTGATTAAATGCAACTAACATTTAAAGAAATAAACGAGAAACACCATTCAATATGTGGTGCTTTTTTATTTTATCGGTTACGGTGCGGATTGTATCGAAAGTATTTAATAACTAATATGGATAGTAAAAGTGAGATTATAACGGTTAAGAGGGTGAGATAGTTATGAATATGCCAGATGGTTTTACAATTAAGTGCAATATGTGTGGTAAAGAAATAACTCTTGAAGATAACTTTTCTATTCATTCTGATGAGAGAGAAATATATCCGGACTTTGACCCCATATATGAATCACTTTCTATACAATGCAAATGTGGGAATAAAGTAGATGAATTTTAAGTAGGTGACACCATGGCAAAGCAAATAGTTAAAAAAATGTGGGCTGAAACAATTGGTAGTGGCTACGGCGAGTTCATGCGAACACGAAAACGCTATAGAGTCTGCAAAGGTGGCCGTGCTAGTAAAAAATCAACAACAGCTGCACAGGATTTAATATATAAGATTATGAGATACCCCTTGTCACATGGCCTAGTAGTAAGAAACACTTTTAATACTCATAAAGATAGTACATTCGCCTTATTACAATGGGCAGTACATAATTTAGGCGTTGAAAATGATTGGAAATTTACCTTAAATCCGCTTGAAGCAATATACACGCCAACAAACCAACGCATTATTTTTCGCGGCTTTGATGATCCTTTGAAACTAACATCTATTGCGGTTCCGTTTGGTTATTTATGTTGGGTACTTATTGAGGAAGCATATGAGATTGAGGACGAAAAAGACTTTCAAACTCTTGATGAATCAATTA